TAGTTCCAATAACCATCCTTCTTCACAATCTTCAGTTTGAAGTTTGCACCTTGCCAGAAGTCAAAAGGATTGATAGGAGTCTCATCTTCAAACTCAGGTTGCATTGCTTCCATGATCTTGTCAAAGATCTTCTTACCATACTTAAAGAGGAATACCTTACCTTCGTTATGAGGATTTGTAGGATCTTTTACAACGTAGATGTTGCTGTAATAAGAAAGTTTACGCTTCTGCTTACGAACAGTTTCTTTGTTTGCTTCAGAACCACTGTTCCAGAGTTCACGATTGTGTTCGCCCAGTGGATCTTTCTGACCAATGGTAGTCAGAGAGTTTTCAATGTACCAACCACCAGGTCCTTGGAAGGCATGAGAATACATTTTTGCCCAAGGAAGTTCTTCGCCCTCAGGAGCAGGAAGAAAACGGATGACTGCGAAACCATTACCAGTCTTATCCATTTCGGGTTTCCAGAGACGCTCATCTGCGCCGCCAGAAGTTGTACTCATCTTCTCTACTTCCTTTACCAGTTTGGAAGTCAGTGAACCAAGAGAAGATTGTTTTTTAAGGTCAGAAAAAGACATTAGATTACCTCGGATTTGTAGGATTTGGCTTGTGTGTACCTTGTTATTCTACAGGTCGGAACCTGTTTTGTCAATCTGCTGCTTCATCACCTCAAGCATTTTGGTCATGTTAGAAAAAATAACATTCATGTCAACACCAGCAGGAAGTCCCATCATTCTAGCAGAGTCTGAAATTTTTTCTTTCATCTCTCTTGCTTCAGGATCATCAGATAAACTCATACGAGTATACAAAACCTGTTGCTTGCTCAATAGTTTTTCAAGAAGATCTACGTGACGAATTTTATCTTCCTTCGTCATTGAAGGAAACTTAAAAACACTTCCATAAATTTCTTCTTGAAGTTCAGAAATTTCTGCCATCTCTGAACGAACAAATTCGGAATCAAAAAAACTCATTTGTCTCCCAAAATAACTTCCTTCAAAATTTTGCGATAACGCAGTACATCAATATTTAGAAACGGATTATACTTTTTAATTTTACGACTGACGGTTTCCCACACTGGATCCTTCAGTTTCCTATCAAAAGTATTCCCGTACAGGAATATTTTGTCGTAGATCACCATGGTTTCCAGACTAATTTTCCCGCTCAGGAACTTTTTAAGTAAGGGTGGATGTCCCTTTGAACACTTGAACACATCTTCAAATTTGTTTTCTTCAAATAAAGATTGACTTTCTTCTTTGAAGATATAGGACAGTGATTGGACTTTCTTTTGCCATTGTTGATATCTATCTTCACCCTCTTTCATCATTTCCCCGATCCAAATAGTTTCTGGATTGCTAGAAGAAACAAAGTTAGCAACAAAAAAGTCTACAACCTCTTGATCAGTTTTATTTCTTGCAAACTTTTCAAACCAAAAGCGATCTTTTCTTTTATAAAAAGACTGGACAGATGCTCTTACTTTTTTATTATATTTAAAGTAATCATAAGAATCTTTTGTAAAGTGATTCTTTAGAGCAAGGTATTCACGATAAGCATCAAACGGCATCATTCAAAAAACTAATTTTGCGCGGGAAGTTTTCTTGAGAAAATTAAGTTCCATTGCTTCATACTTAATCTTCTCTTTCAGAGGTTTTGAAATAAGTTTAGGAACAGATTCTACGTCAATGTTATTTTGTTCACAGAAATGAACAATAGCGTCAATGTAACTCATGTCAACATTGACCTGAACTAATTTTTCAATTTCTTGAGCAAACCTTGAAGGACAAAAGAATTTGCTTTCTAGAACTTTTTCTAATTCATTCTCCATCTTGCCTAGTATTGTGATGTACAAATTCTTTAATATATCGGACTAATAACTTAATATAGTCGTCTTTGTTTCTTTTGTCAAATACTTTCACTTCCCCACCAGGAGTTACCATTAAAGTAATTAACTTTTTAACGACTTTGCCAGTCATCTCATAATATGCAGCAGCATAAAACATTTCTTGGACAAAGTAATTCTCAATCCATTCTTCTGGTTTGATTTTTTCTGATGTCTTAAAGTCAATGACTGCAAGTTCACCTTCGTATTCTGCAATACAATCTACTCTGCCCGCTAATCCAAGATACTGAGAGTAGAGTGTACGTTCAATTGCATGAATATTATTTATCTTATCAAGTTCTGGTTTGAGATGGTAGAACATAAACTTTGTCAGAGGTTGATAATCATCCCAGTTTAGTTCTTTATTTTCCATATAGTCTTGGCAGACTTGGTGGAAGTCAGTTCCTCTTGTAGTTGCCCTTTTAGTAATACGATTTGCTTCTTCAAGTCCAACACGTTCACGCCACTTTACAAAGATTTGACGATTATAAAAAGAAGTTACTGATGTAATAGAAGGCACCCAATCTCCATTAGGTAGGTTATAGAGACGGATGCTTTCTGTAGTTTTACATTCTAGTTCAATATCACCGAGATAATTATGATGAATAAAACTCATACGTTTAATTCCATTTTTGCAAGAATATATTCTTTAACTAGTCCAGAACGAACAATATCTTCTGCACCAAATTCTACAATATCAAATGAAGGCATAATACGTAGAATTTTCATGAAGTCAACAATCCCATTCTTTTCATTTGATTTAATCAAATCTGATTGAGTGGCATCACCACAGAACATGATCTTACTATTCTCACCAACACGAGTGATGATTGAATCAAGTTCGTGGAAATTTAAGTTCTGGAATTCATCTACAATAATGATTGCATTGTCCAGAGTAGTTCCGCGAATAAAAGAAGTACTCCAAAAACTAATCGTTCCTTGAGTTTTGAGGTTTCCATATAGCATTTCAAATGCAGAATCATCAGGCATTTCAAACATATACTTCACCATGTTCTTATAAGGAATCTGATAAAGTGAAGACTTATCTTCATGGTCTCCGGGAAGAAATCCAATTTCTCTTGTTGCTACTAGAGAACGAACAATATAGATCTTTTCATATGGCGATCTTTCATCAAGCACATCTCTAAGTGCGTTGTACAGCGCAATAAAAGTTTTACCAGTGCCCGCACAACCATAAGCAACAATGTTTTGATCTAGTTTATATGATCTAAAAAATTCTTCTTGATTATCAGTTAAAGGTTCAATCGCCTTCATGATATCAAGATTGATTGGCTTCTTACGTTTCATCTGCCTATTACTCATTCCAAATGGAACAGGATTTTGAGGAGAATTTCTTTTTTTCGTTGGCATAATTATGTCAGAGTGGTTTTACATTAGATCCTGGAACTTTTGATGCTTTGTGAAGAACATCGTTCCATCCAGGATGTGACTTTTTCAGTCGGTCATAGACTTCTCCTAGATCTCCTGATGAAGGACAAGTAGCAGGATCAGACCAATCTCTATCCCAATCAGGATTATTTTCTTTCCACTGGGACCAATCGTGAACACTCATTGTCACTTCTTTTTGTTCACCAGTTTGTTTGTTAATAACAGGATATGTTGCCATATGTTACATAAAAATATAGGAATATTTATTCAATAGTAATAGAAGGTGCATCATTACACTCAGAGCATCCTTCACGAGTCCAACCAAGTGCTTCAGATACTGCAGGAAACTGACAAGTAAAAATGCATCGTACTAGTTCTGCAATCTCCATGTGTTCCTTCTGTGTGCCATGAGAAGAACGCAAATCAATGTAATGGATCCATGACCTTACAGAACCGGTCATATAGAGGCGTGTGGGCGTCGCTAAGGGCAGTACAAACCTTGCGCACTCCTTTGCCACTCCTTTCTCCAGAAGGCGGTTGTAGAGGCGTAGACCATGCTCAAAATGAACGCGAATATCTTCTGTTAAAGTCAGTTTCAAATAATCAGGAATATCGTCAATGGAGTTCTGGCGATTCTTTGTATCCTGCCTACGTAGTTCGGGAAGAGGAATAGTTTTATTCAGCAGATTTGTGTCTGCATATCGTTGTGAAAATTCTTGATATGTAAAACTTCTATGTCGGAGAATTTGAGCCGCAATACCACGAGTTGTATTGATCTCTACTGTCATACTTGCTTGTTCAAAGATGCTCCAGTGTTGATGTTGAATACAATACTTGAGCAGTCCAGAGAACTTTTCATTCTCTTGATTAGCAGGATTACTTACCCTTGCACAGTATGCCATATGCTTCTCTGCATCAGGAGTAACGCTAATGAGTTTTACTTCTGGTTTCATAAACTCAAATTCAGTCTGGGTATCCATCATCGTCTCCATCATAAAATACTTCGTCGTAATCGGTAATGTAAGGTGCTATTTCTTCGTAACTTGTTTTGTACGAATCTACATCAGAATAGATCTCTGACTTCAAACATTCTACCAGAGATTCAAGGTTTCTGACAATTAGCTTAAGCTTTTCTCTATCCATGTTTTATTAACCCTGACAAAGGTAATTATACACAAAAAAAGAGGGGGAGTCAAGTCCCCCTCTGAATCATTTTGCTGCTACTAGAGTAGCAAGAGATGCTTGTTTACGCCTCTCTTCCTTTTGCTTCTGCTCTTTAATGAGTTGAAGCGCATTGAGTTTTTTCATCACTTGTGTCCCTCCTTTACAAACTTAACACCACGATAGGTTTCGTTGTATTGTTGGGGTTGTTGCATCATCTGCTGTTGATACTCTAAACGCTTTTGCGTATCGTATTCAACTCCGCGATAAACTACTTTAGACATTAGGGTTCTCCTTAGTTTTTTAGGTTAAAGAGCGTTCCTTCAGTCGGCGTTTGCGTTCGCTATTTGCGAATAGCGAATGAACGATCCGTTCCGCGTCGGCTTACTTCCGTCTGATA